CAGTTTGTTAATTGGTCTTATTGACCACGATTAGCAAGATGTTCTTCTAATTGCTCTACAAGTTTTGGTTGAGATAATCTTCTATCCAATTCAATACCAACACTTCTACCTATCTCTTCTAACTTAATTTTTGAAAGCCACTTTAAATTAGTAGGTATTTCTGGATCCACAGGTGGAACCTCTGTAGTAGCAACAGGCATATCGTCTAAAGGATTCTCATACACAGGAGGTGTAGGAGGAATTTCTTCAACTACAATTGGTTCTGGTGGTGCTGGTGGAACAGGAGGTGCAGTTGTTCCAGTTTCATGTGATGTTGTAGGCAACCCAGCTGCCTCAGAATACTTACTCATTTTTCTGACTCAATTCTTTTAGTTATTTATTTTCTGGAGATTCTTCAGCAGGAGGAGTATCCTCTACTTTAGGTTCTTCAGTTGGTTCCTCTTTTTTGGCATACACAGCAGCATACGCATTCATCAAACCCTGTGCCTCTTTAGGAGTTAGTCTTGGCATTATATTATAATTAAGGTATGTTTATTTATACTACCAACTCTATAAATTCTCCAAGAATCTTTTTATTCATTTTTTTACCCTTCAAACTCTTAAAGAATGCTCTTTTAATTTGTGTTTTTGTAGCACCAGTATCAACTTCAAACTCATCATCAGATGATAAAGCATTAGCAGACATTCCAAAGTAACTATCATACCCAGAAGATTTTATACTAAAGGTTTTAGTCTTCTTCCAAGATTTTGTTGCTCTCTCAAAATCCTTACCATCATATCCACAATACTGACGAATAAAGTAACTAGCATCTCTATTCGCAAGTAAACGAATACCAACAAAATTCATATCAGGAAAGTTATGTCTTAGGTTATTAATTAGAGTACCAGTAATAGTAGACCAATGCTCACCAAACTTATAAGTATTACCAGTCTTTCTATCTCTCAAGAAAGTATTATACCCAACATAATTTGTTCCTAGAAATGGTTCATCTTCCCAATGTCTGTTTACTTCTCTATGATAACGTATTGGATGTGCTTCACCATCTGTAAGTATTACACATTGAACCTTTTGTAATTGATGATCATTCTTAAACTTAGGAAGAATCTGATGAAGACATACAACTGTTTCATTCAATGGTGTTCCTGAAAGATTCATTCCAATTGGAACATGATACTGAGTCCATGTATTTCTACCAAATGTTTGAGCACATCTAAAGATATTAATCATTTGCTCTTCCAATTCTTTTCCATTTACACTACTAGTGAATAGATTCATCAAAGAAAAACTCTCTGTTATTGCCGCTAATCCTGATTTTGGTTCATAAGATGATTGGCAATTTGGAACACCATTCTCATCATGATTTGGAAAACATTGTGTGAATGCATATACATCAAATGGAATAGAAACCTTTCTACAGAACCATATAAGATTATAAAGTTGTTTGATGGTATCTTCCATTACATCTGCCATTGAACCAGACCAATCAAGTATGAATACTAATCCATGATTCTTTCCATCAGGAACTACATTTATTTTCTTGAAAAGATCTTCACTATACTTATAGGTATGAAGTTTAGATGTATTAAGAACACCTGTTCTTGCTACTGTAGAACGAGCATAAGCATCAGCAGCTTTCTTACATTCAAATTCTTTAACCAAGTAGTTTACTTCTTTCTGTGCCGACTTCTTAAACTTCTTATACTTAAGATCAACCTCAGAGAATACTGTTAGATTTTCTAATTCTTCTTCGGTTACATCATACCTATATGGTTTTTTATCCTCATATCCTTTCCAATTTTCAGCACATATTTTATGAATTGCTTTATTAGAGATAATAACCTTATCCAAATTAATCTTTGGTATTTCAATATAGAAATTCTCAACACCACCTTGCTCAATAAGACTTTCAATACCTCTGGCAAGTGAATCAGCAGTTTCTACATTTGGCTCAGCATGTTCAAGTTGTTGATGTAATTCTTCTATTGTTAATTGATCAGGTTGTGTTTTCTGATAATCCATATCAATTTGATCACCCTCTTCACCTTCACTCTCTTCAAGATCACCATCTTCAGAATCAGCATCTATACCAGATCCACTTCCTTCCATATCCATACCCATACTCTCTTCTTCCTCTGCTTCTGCTATCTGTTCCTTTATATCTTCTTCCATCTCACCTTTACAATACTTGTAAAGATCTTCAGCAACATCTAGAACCTCTTCAAAAGTCTCACATCTGTTTACTCTCTCAACAAATATTTGCTCTTCTAATGTGAAATCAATATCCACATAATTACCAATCTTGATATTTAAATTAATCTTATCTGCAAGATTAAACTCTGAAATATCCTTTCCTTCTACTTCAAAGAAATCATTATCATGTAATTCTAGGTATCCATTATAGAAAGTCTTAGATATTCCAGCATACCTACGCTTCATTAACTTTTCAATTCTGGCATCTTCTACAATATTAACAAAGTCAAATCCTATCTTACGATCCTTAGACCAATCATAATCAGGTGTATAAAGGGCATGTCCAACTTCATGACAAACTAAAGCATCTAATACATTATCACTTGCCTTCTCCCACATAGGAAGTGTTAGAACCCTTGTTTGTACATTAAACTGAGCAGTCTCAACTTTTTTATGCTCTACCACTAGATCCTCAGTAGCAAGTAGTTTAGCAAGTTGTGATTTGATTTCGTGCTTTACTGTCATGGATCTGTTTGTTTGATACACCTATTATACTAAAAAACCGCCTCTTGTGGGCGGTCTGTAGACGGTTTATCAACTGTCTACGCCTTTCTTTAGCAGCACGTAGAGCTTGCGGTTTAAGTTTTCGTTTCCTCTCCTTCTTGGAGTGGTGTTGCCAGTTTGGGGTATTCATGACCACAGTCGTTTTTGAACCTTGTCACCTATTTCTGGAAGACCAGTTATAGCACTCTGTAGTTTACTCAAATCTCTTTTCAATTCAGCCACTTCTCGTTTAAGTGCTTGAATTTCTTCATAATCTGTCATATTTATCGAAAGAAGAAAACTTGATTACATCTATATTGACTAAAAAATGTATCATTAGTAATATTCATACCATGAGGAAATTTA